TGAACATATTGTAGCTTTGTACGGCCATATTACAGGTCTCAAAAAAGATATTAATTCTATTAAGAATAATCATCTCAAACACATGCACCAAGACATCGATAAGACATCTAAAAAAATAGATTACGTCCTAGGACTGATTATTGCTGGATTAGCCTTTTTAGCTGCAAAAGGCTTAGAACTGCTCTAAAAATACTGCCTGAGAGCCTCAGTTTTTAACGAAACGACCCTTCCATGACCCGTGATACCTCCAAAATTATGCTAAAAAATATATAAATGATACAGCAATAAAAGCTGCTGATAATATAGCTATCGCTCTCATATCCACTCCCTAAGTTCTTCACCCATAATTTGAGTTGCAATATTTACTTTTTTACGAAGAGCTTTTACAATTTTTTCGTCGATTGTTTCTTCGCATATAATATCGACGTAGGTCATATTTTTTTTCTGACCAATACGATCAATACGAGCTTCTGACTGTTGGCGTTTTTCTAAGTCATAACCATTAGAATAATAAACCATAGTCGATGCTGCAGTTAATGTGATTCCGTATCCTCCGGTTTGTGGCGTTCCGACCAAGAATCTTGTAGGACCGGATAGATCTTGAATCTGTTTAATCGCTTTTTGACGATCCTCTGTAGTCGTATCACCATAGTATGTAACGATTGAATTACTTCCATATTTTTTTTCAACCTCCTTTACAATTGTTTCAATGTCGTGTCGGTAGTGAGCCCAGATAATAGCTTTGCCTTCGATCTCATCCAACACGTTCATTAGTTCACCTATTCTATTATTTTTAACTTCCTGAATCTCACCATCATCTGATGCAAAATGACCACAAGTAATTTGATGTAATCGCATAAGCTGTGTAATGACTGTAGCTGTCGTTACTTGTTTACCATTTAAATATGCAAGCGCCATCTCTTTCATCTGACGATATATTTTTTGTTGCTCGTCTGTCATTTGTATTGAACGCTTCATGTAAGTTTTTTCAGGAAGATCTAAACAATCATCTTTTAAACATCTGTATGAAAAAGGTTTTATCTTTTCTGTTAGCTCAGACAAGTTTCTGTATCCAACAACTATTTGCACAGATCGGCCACCAAAGTTTGCAGTTCGCATCATGGCATATCGTGTTCTAAAACTGTAATAAGACTCATGACCCAACAACCACGGATCAAGGAACTTACATTGACTAAATAAATCTAGTGGTGATTTAGTTACAGGAGATCCAGTTAAGATTCTTCTATATGCGCTTTGTTCAGATAGTAATAAAATATTCTTAGTTCGCTTAGCACTAGGGTTTTTTATCGTAGTGGACTCATCGATAGCAATCATAGCACGATGACAAGATAAAAATTTACTTGCAAACTCCACACCTTTTTTAGTTGAGAATGCTTCGACATTCATAACCAATACGTTTAGGTGCTCACCCGTTTTAAATAAACTATTTAATTTTTGTTTTTGTTTTTCGTTAATTAAAGACTGCCAAACCACCACGTTTTTTTCTATGTGGTCAACCATATGTGTGGGTATTTCTGAGTCAGACCAGTTTTTATACACACCTTTGGGTGCCACAATTAGGACACCATTGATCTTACCATTATCATAAAGCATAGAAATATTATCAATCAATACTTTAGATTTACCTGTACCCATCTCCATAAAATAGGCAAAGACTTCTTTTTTCCACGACATTTCTAACGCTTTTAATTGATGCGCGAATGGCTTTGTTTTAAATTTGTAATTCATAATTTAATTTTTTCTTTCTATTGACAGGGCCTACCAAAAGTATATAGCTTTGTCAAGAAAGTTATGAAAGAAAATATTGTATATGTATTACAAGATGTACCAGGGACACGAGATGGTCGTCCTAAAATTAACATTATTGGTGCAGCTGAATATGGTGAGTTAAAAATTTTATTGCCAGAAACTTCGCAAATTATTTTTTCTCCAGGTCCTTTAATTTTTAAATTAAGAAAATTATTAAAAGACTTTAAACCAGAAGATTACATTTTACTTACAGGTGACCCTGCAATTATTGGAGTCGCATGTTGTATTGTTTCAGACATGAACAATGGTTCTTTCAATCTTTTGAAATGGGATAAACAAGAAAGAAGATATTACCCAATAAAAATTAATATCTACGAGAAAGGTAAAATAGATGACAATTAATTTTGAAGAAGATAAACAAGAAGTATTAACTGGTGTTGATGATGCTAATGCATTATCCTCACAAGTTTTAAAATTAAAAAATTTAGAAGATCAAATAAAAGACGCAGAGGATACTGTAAAAAAATTAAAAGCAGAAGCGTCACATATTTCAGGCGATGTTATTCCAAATATGATGTCTGAGATGAATATTAAAACTATGAAATTAGCAGACGGCTCAGCGATAGAAGTAAAGCCCGTCTACGGTGCCTCAATATCAGAAGGTAAAAAAGAAGAGGCATTTCAATGGCTTCGAGATAACGACCTGGGTGACATCATTAAAAATGAAGTGACCGTTTCCTTTGGTCGTAACGAAGATAACAAGGCTAGCAATTATGCAAACCTTGCCAAGGAGCGTGGGTTCGAACCGGTTCAAAAACTAAAAGTTGAACCCATGACTCTGAAAGCTTTAGTTCGTGAGCGTATCGAGTCCGGAGCAGATATGCCTACAGAACTATTTAACGTGTTCGCAGGAAACAGAACCAAAATAACAAGGAAATAAGAACGATGAGCAAAGAACAAGCAATGACGAAAAAACAAAACGCGTTGCCTTCAAATATGTTTGAAGCTGACGCTGGCCAAGGTATTGGTAATCTAACTCAGGAAGATTTAGCATTACCCTTTTTAAAAATACTTGGTCAATTATCTCCAGAAGTTAACAAAAGGGATGGTAAATATGTAGAAGGTGCAGAACCTGGCATGATTTACAATTCAGTGACTTCAGAATTATTTGATGGAGAAAAAGGATTAAATGTTATTCCGTGTCATTATAAATTGGAATACATTGAATGGAGAGACAGAGGCGATGGCCCAGGAGCTCCAGTTACAATTCATCCATCAAGCAGTGATATCTTATCACAAACAACTAGAGGAGCAGACTTCAAAGATAGATTACAAAATGGTAATTATATTGAGAAGACAGCAAGTCACTTTGTGATAACGATGGGAGAAACACCATCAACCGCATTGATTGCCATGAAATCTACTCAGTTAAAAATTAGTAGAAAATGGAATACAATGATTAACCAAATTAAGTTTAAAGGTTCCAATGGGTTATTTACCCCGGCATCTTTTAGCCACATTTACAATCTAAAGACTGTGCAACAATCTAATGATAAAGGTACATGGTTTGGTTGGGAGATTAGCAAAGTTGGTCAAGTGCAAGATGAAGCAGTTTACCAACAAGCTAGAAGTTTTTCTGAGAGCGTTTCTAAAGGGGACGTTGCAGTCAAACATGGTGAGACTTCTGAAAAATCTAATTCACCTATTTAGTTTAAACATCGATGGGCAGGTCAAACTGCCCATCAAGAAAGTAGAGTATGGAGAGCAGGTTTATAAAAATATTTTCTGGTCTAGAGCGTAACTATGGTTACTGTAATGTTAAAAATGGTTATACCGATCCCGATACAGGAAAATTAAAATTCAAGCCAGGTGACTATGGTTGGTCACAAGATGCAGTTACAGACCAAGACTACATCGATCACTTAAACGGAGAAAAATCTATTGGCATTCAACCTTGTGACGATGAAGGTATGGCACAGTTTGGTGCAATCGATATTGATCCTGAACGATACAAAGATTTTAACGCAAAATATTTTTTTGATATTATTGTAAAATGGGACTTACCAGTTGTACCAGTAAAATCTAAAAGCGGTGGTCTACATATCTTTGTATTTTTAGATAAAAAAATTAAAGCAAGTTTAATCAGAAATTTTTTAGATAAATTATTATTTACGTTTAAATTAAAACAAACCACAGAAATATTTCCAAAGCAAACAGAATTAGGAACTACAGACGATGGTACAAAGATTAATGGTAACTTTATTAATCTACCTTACTACAATAAAACAGAGCGTGTTGCAGTTAACCCACATGATGGAACAGAATTTACATTAGAACAATTTATACAAGTTGTAGAAACAAATTTACAAACACAAGATTCGATAGAAAATTTTGGTTCAGAGATAATAAATAAACAATTAAAATTTGGAGACGAAGAGTTTAACGATGGTCCACCATGTTTGCAAGCGTTAACTCAAAATAAATTAACTGACGGACGAGATAGATTTCTATATAATTATATGGTTTTTTCAAAAAAGAAATATCCTGATGACTGGGAGAAAAAAGTAGAGGC